ATCAAACGATAAATATATAATAACGGGATGGGTAGAATACGGATATTGATATGATAACAGAACCACGTTGGCGATCTTTTATAGTAGAAACTACTAAACCTATTTTTACACCTAAACAATGTCAAATGATTATTGAAGCTGGACGTACTGAACCTAAAAATGATGCGGGCGTTGGAAATAAAGAAGGACTTAAAGGTGGAGTAATAGATACTAAAACCAGAACCTCACACATAAGTTGGATACCATTTAAAAAAATGCCTGACATGTACAAAGACATTGAACGTATTATGAAAGCTACCAATGGTAATCATTTTGGTTTTGAAGGTATGCAACTCACAGAATTTGCACAATACACAGAATATCCTGAAGGAGGATTCTATGATTGGCATGTTGATAATGATGTAAACATGCAACACGAACCACCTGTTAGAAAAATATCAATGACTTGTTTATTGTCTCCTGAGTCAGAGTTTGAAGGTGGAGATTTAGAATTAATGGCTGAAGGTAAAGTTGCAAAAATAAAACAAGGACAAGCAGTATTCTTTGCATCGTTTATTAGACACAGAGTAAAACCAGTAATACGTGGCAACAGGAAATCTTTAGTTATGTGGTTTGGAGGCACACCTTTTAAATAATGCATAGAGATTTACATTTTCCAACACCTATTTATGTTGCAGATATAAAACATCCAACTCTTAATCAAGAGTTAGAACGAGATATTATAGCTTGGTCCAAGCAAGATAAAGGTATTGTTAGAACTAATGTACAAGGTTGGCATTCTAAAACTAATATGGCGGAGTTGCCTGAGTATAAAAAATTAGTTGATATGTTATACGCATGTCAAAAAACAATATACGAACAAGAGCATTATGAAAGTGAACCAGTATTAGGTAATATGTGGGCTAACATAAATCCACCAGGTGGAATGAACAGAGCACATCAACATCCAAATTCATTATGGTCTGGTGTTTATTATATTAAAGCACCTAAAAATTCAGGACATTTAAAAATAGATGACCCTAGATCATCAGCTGCAATGTGTAGACCTAGACAAAAAGACGGAGAAAAACCAACTAGATTACTAAGAGAAACACATTATGAACCTATTGCTGGAAGATGTATTATGTTTCCAGCTTGGTTAATGCATTGTGTTGATCCTAATAATTCTAATGATATAAGAATATCTGTATCCTTTAATTTTTTACAGAAAGGTATGTTTGTATGAGTTTTCAAGATAAAAAATATCAAGTAATTAAACAAGCTGTATCTTACGATCTAGCTAACTTTATATTTAACTACTTTTTACTCAAACGAGATGCTGTTGATTTTATGTATAAACATAACATACACTCAAAGTCTCCAATACTTGGAACATGGACCGATCAACAGATACCAAATACTTATTCATGTTATGCTGATTTTGTTATGGAAACACTTATGGTTAAGATGTTACCAGTTATGAAACAACATTCAGGATTAGATTTAATACCAACTTATTCATACGCTAGAGCGTATAAAAAAGGTGATTGTCTACACCGACATAAAGATAGACCTAGTTGTGAAATATCTACAACACTTAATTTAGGAGGAGATCCTTGGCCTATATTCATAGATGGCACAGGTGCTGATAATGTTGTTAACGAAAGACAAAATATTGTAAAACCTAACGCTCCACCAGGCACTAAAGTCTTGCTTGAAGTAGGAGACATGCTAGTATATAGTGGCTGTGAACTTGAACATTGGCGAGAGCCTTTTGACGGGAACATTTGCGGTCAAGTATTTCTACATTATAATCATGTAAATGGCCCATTTGCTAACAAGAATAGATTTGATGGAAGAGCTATGCTAGGCCTACCATCATTTGTAAAATAGTATAAGAATGAGGTTATATGTTACAAAAATTAGGATTTGTACCTGGGTTTAATAAACAAGTCACAGAAACCGGGGCTGAGGGACAATGGTTTGATGGCGACAATGTTAGGTTTAGATACGGGACTCCAGAAAAAATTGGTGGTTGGACACAGTTAGGAGCAGACAAACTAACAGGTGCAGCTAGAGCTATTCATCAATGGGATGATAACGCCGGCATTAAATATTCAGCAATAGGAACTAACAGAATTTTATATGTATATTCAGGGGGTACATATTATGACATACACCCCATAAGAGCTACACTTACAGGTGCTAATTTTACAAGCACATTAAATCAAAACATAATTACAATTACCTGCACAGGTGCACATGGATTAGCAGAAAAAGATATTGTCATGCTTGACAGTGTGACTATTCCTGCCTCATCAAGTTTTACTGCAACAGATTTTGAAGATAAAAAATTTATGGTAACTGCCATACCTACAACTACAACTTTCACTATTACAATGGGATCTACAGAAACTGGCACACCAATGAGCACAACAGGATCTACGTCTGTCTTATGTTACTATCATGTAGGACCAGCGCAGCAACTAGGGGGTTTTGGTTGGGGTACCGGTTTGTATGGTGGAACAGCTTTAGGTGCAGCTACAACTACGTTAGCAACAGCTATAACAGATTTAGTAACAACAGATATTGTACTAGCAAACAGTGCAGCATTTCCATCTTCAGGAGAAATTAGAATAGGAACAGAAGATATAAGTTTTACAAGTAATAATACTTCTACGAACACTTTAAGTGGAGGAGCGAGAGGAGTTAACGGAACAACAAAAGCAACACATAGTGGTGGAGCAAGTGTTTTAAACATATCTGATTATGTTGCATGGGGTGACCCGTCTAATGCTGACTTTACTATTAACCCTGGTTTATGGGTCCTTGATAACTATGGTACAAAATTAATAGCGCTTATATATAATGGTGCTTGTTTTGAGTGGGATGCATCTGCCGCAAATGCTACATCTACTAGAGCAACATTATTAGCTAATGCACCTACAGCATCACGTCATGTATTAGTATCTACACCAGATAGACACTTAGTATTTTTTGGAACAGAAACAACAGTAGGTAATGCTACTACACAGGACGATATGTTTATAAGATTTTCTGACCAAGAAAATATTGATGGCACAGATGCATATACAGTTAAAGCAGACAATACTGCAGGTACACAAAGACTTGCTGATGGTTCTAAAATTATGGGAGCTATCAAAGGTAGAGATGCTATTTACGTTTGGACTGACACTGCACTATTTCTTATGAAATTTGTAGGTCAACCTTTTACATTCTCATTTGAACAAGTAGGAACTAACTGTGGATTGTTTGGTAAAAATGCATGTATAGAAGTAGATGGTTCAGCTTATTGGATGTCGGAGAATGGATTTTTTACTTACGATGGTCAGTTAAAATCTATGCCATGTCTTGTTGAAGACCATGTATACGATGATATTAATGCTACTAGTAGAGATTTAATTAATGCAGGATTAAATAATTTGTTTGGAGAAATAAGTTGGTTTTATTGTACTTCTGCATCAGATTCAGTAAACAGGGTTGTTACATATAATTATTTAGACTCTAGTCCTAAACGTCCTATTTGGACAACAGGCACTTTACCTAGAACAGCGTGGCAAGATTCTGCAGTATTTGATAAACCACATGCTACATTTTATGATTCTACAGATAATGCAGCTAGTGATTGCACTGGAAATACTGATGGTATTACTATATACTATGAACAGGAAACAGGGACCGATCAAATTAATGCCGGTGGTGTAACAACTGCTGTAATTGGTACTATTACGTCTGGTGATTTTGATATT